ACAAATATAATGACATTACAGCAGAAGTTAATAGACTTGCTAATGATGGTGTAAAGTTGCAAGCCGCTTTAGATTTAGGAACGTCAATCACAGCAGGCTATTCAGCGTTTCAGGGTGCTATGGCATTAAGTGGCGTAGAAAGCGAAAAGCTACAAGAAACTTTAGTTAAATTACAAGCGGCACAAAGTTTATTAATAGGAGTTGAAACGATAAGAAAAAACTTAGAAAAAGAAAGTACGCTTGTATTGGTTGCCAAGTCTGCTGCTGAAAAGGTGTCAACAGCAACGACAGCCGCTTATACATTTGTGACAAGTGGCGCAACGGCTGTAACTAAGTTATTAAGACTTGCTTTATTATCATTACCATTCGTAGCTATTGGTGCTGCTATAGTTGCTTTAATATCTTATTGGGATGACTTAGTAGGTGGTATTAAAAGCGGTTTAAAATGGTTAGGGCTTTATGATGATAGCGAAGAAAAGGCGCAAGCAAGAACAAAGGCAAGATTAAAAGAAGAAAGAAAGTTAAGAAAACAAAGATTAGAACAACTTGAAAATTCAGCCAAAAGGGAGCAGGATATTCATAATAATAGAATTGCTAATATGGATAATGAAATCCGATTAGCAAAGGCACAAGGTAAAAATACTATTGACCTTGAAAAGCAGAAACTGAAAGCTATAATTGATAGCACTAAAATACAGAATGAATTAGCTGAACAAAGAATAGCTTTAAGAACATACGAAATACATTTAGAAATGAATAGACTTCGTTCATTAAGTAATCTACTTGCAGAAGTTCAAAAGGCAGACGAAAAGTTACTAAAATTAGAACAAGAATTATTAGGCTTAGACCAAGAACAAATATTATCAACTCAAGCAATAGAAAATGCTGAAACTGACCTATTAGTATTTGAAGCAGAACCACTAAAGAAAGAATAGATAACAGAAAAAAGGCACGCGAAGAAAAGAAAAAAGAAGATGATAAAGCGCGAGATGTAGAACTTAAAGCACAAGAAAAACAAGCAGAAAAAGAAGCACAAATAGAATTAAAAAGAATACAAAACATTCAAAAACTTGAAGATGATTTATTTAAAACTATTGAACAGTTAGACGAACAAGCAAGGCAAAGGCAACAAACAGACCAGCAGAACGAAATAGACGCGGTAAATGAAAAGTATTTCGCTTTAATAAATAATACAATGTTAGGCGAACAAGAAATACTAAGACTTAAAACACAATTAAAAGAAGAAGAAGCTATAATAAATGAAAAGTATAGACAGCAAGAAAAAGAACGCGACACAGAAGTACAAAATTCTAAAGTAGACTTAGCATTAAACGGATTAACGGCTATAATGGATTTAACTAATGCCTTTGCAAAAGACAATGAAAAAAGCCAACGTAAAGCATTTGAAATTAATAAAAGATTACAAATAGCACAAGCAATAATATCAACTTATCAAGGTGCTAATAATATATTTGCAGCAGCAGCAGCTAACCCTAAAAGTGTATTGTTTCCAGCACAGCCATTTATAGCTGCTGGACTTGCCATTGTTTCAGGACTTGCAAACGTGGCGACAATAGCAAAGCAAAAATTTCAAGGCGGTTCTGTTGGCGGTGGTGGTGTTAATGCGCCAAACTTTGGAACGGGTGGCGGCGGTGGTGCTGCGCCACAAATAGACCCTGTAACTAACACAAGCACATTATTAGGACAAGAACAAACGCAAGTATTTGTAACTGAAACAGACATAACTAACACACAGAACCAAGTAGCCGTAATAGAAACACAGGCAACTATAAAATAAAAATATTATGGAATTATTAGAATTAATTATAGACGAAGAACAAGAAAGCGGAGTATCATTTATTAGTTTGGTTGACAGCCCAGCTATAGAAAGTTTATGGATGAAGTTTAACAAGCAAAAACCCTTAGACTTAAAGTTTAAAATACAAGACGAAGAAAAGCGAATAGTAAGCGGTTATTTTATGATTGCAGATTTACCAATAGCAAGACTTAAAAACGATGGAAGTGGCGACTTGTTTTACGTTGTATTTAGACGCAATACAATAGAGAGTATAGTAAACAAGTTTTTTAAAAATGGCTTTACAACTAATACAAATTTAATGCACGATAACAACGCACAGCCCGATGGTGTTTATGTTATTGAAAGTTTGATAATAGACAGCAAGCGCGCAGTATATGCGCCTGAAGGGTTTGAAAGTGTGCCTGATGGTTCTTGGTGGGGTTCTATGCGCGTAGAAAATGAAGATGTTTGGAACTTAGTAAAGCAAGGTGAATTTAAAGGCTTTAGCGTTGAGGGTATGTTTGCACCAAGTAAGACGCTTATATATCCTGAAAAGCTAATTCGTAAGATTAAAGACGTAGTAAAAAAATATAAGAAATAAAAAAAGGGTGCTATTATACACCCTTGTTTGTTAGTTAATCTGTAATTCCTTTACAAATTTTATAATAATATTTATCACGAAAACAGTTCCAAATTTCATTTTCTTTTTGTTTTCCTTCTAAGTCTAAAAATATTTTTAATTCTCTTACTGCTTCTTTTTTAGATGTAAAATAAACTATACTTTCTTCATCTTCTGTTAAATCTATCCAAACCCATCTTTGACAACCACCATCATTTCCACCAGTAACTCCAAAATTAAAATCTTTGTATTCTAATTTATATAATCCGTATTCTATTTTAGTAGTTTTCATAATTAATGTTTTAAAGATGTTATAATAATTGATTTATCGCTTTCAGACTCTACTATACAATTTTTATTTAACCATTGTGTTAAACCTAAACCATCAATATCAAAGAAAATTTCATCAATATTAATCATCATATCCGTTTCATCTAACCAACCAATCTTAAAATGTTCATCAGTTAAAAAATTATCAGAAGCAAGAATGATTAATTCTTTTAATTCTTGCATTTCTTGTAACTGCTTTCTTCTGCTTTTATTTCTTAAAAATTCTATTGCTGTTGTAGTTTTCATTTGCTTTGTTTTGTTTTTAAATTAATAATACCCAAATATAAATATATTTATAATACGAATTACAAAACATACCACTTTTTTTTACCTACTTCTATAAACTTTTTTTTAAAAATTCATTTTTTTGTTATATATAATAGTATAAAACATAATATTATGAACCATTTAAAAGAATTATTTAACGAAATTAAAGACGTATTCAAATCTGAAGGCGTTGAGGTTGACCCTGAAACAACCACAGAAACAACAAACGAAACTACAGAAGCAACAGAAACCACAGAAACGCTTACGGAAAAATTTGAAGATGTAGTTCTTGAAGATGGGACTGTATGCCAAGTAGAGCCTGAAGTAACTGTAGGTGCTGCCGTAGTATGCGAGATTGAAGGCGAGCTATTACCAGCACCCGATGGAACACATATACTTTCGGATGGTAGACAAATTGTAACAGAGGCGGGTGTAATCGTTGAGGTTATCGAAGCAGAAGAAGAACCTGCTGAAGAAGTAGTAGAAGAACAACCTGAAGAAGAAATGGCAAAACCACTTTCAGAAGCACAAGAAAGAGAAGCTAAAAAAATTATTGAAAGCATTGTAACCGAAAGAGTGTTTTCAATGGAAGCAACATTAAGCGAAGATAATGAAACGCTTAAAAACGAAATTAAAGCTATTAAGAACGCTTTTAATAAGTTATTAGACTTAACAGAGCAATTAATGGCACAACCAAAAAAGGACGCTGTAAACAAGCCTAAAAACGCTTGGATGACAAAGCGACCAAAAAGAAAATTAGAAGATTTTATAAAATAATTATTAACAACTAAAAATTTAAAACTATGAGTTTTGATGTATCAACATTAACGGATTACGTTAATGAACACAAAATGGATTTAATTAGACAGCAAGTAGCTTCAGGTAAGTTGGCAAGTTTTGCTAACATACAGGATGAAGTTCGCGGTGCTACTACAATTAATATCCTTTCAAGCGAAATAACATTCCAAGCTGACTCGTGCGCGAGGTCTGCCGATGGAACTACAACGCTTTCACAAAGAACAATTACGCCAGGAAATGTACTTGTTGCTGAAGATTTATGTATGCTTGATTTAAGAAGCAAATATACAAATGTAATGTTAGCTTCAGGGCTTAATTCAAGCCACGAAAGTAACCCATTCGAGCAACTTTATTTAGACGAAAAAATCTCTAAAATTAACAAAGAAATTGAGATTGTTGATTGGAGAGGCGATACTGGCGGAGCAGGTAACTTAACAATGTATGACGGATTAGTAAAAATTATTGATGCGGCTGGTACTGCTACTGATGGTAACACATCAGCGACAACGGCAGCGACAGGAATAACCGCTGGCTCTTCAGGTAATGTTATTGACTTAATGACTGATATGGCAGCGGCACAGCCTGCTGACGTAGTAGACAGCACAGATTTAACGTTATGGTGCGGACTTGATACTTTCTTAAAGTACCAAAAAACAATAGCAGACAAAAACTTATTTCACTATGTAGTGGATGGTGAGTTTACTGCTGAATTACCTTTAATTGGTTTTCCACATATTAAAGTAGTAGGTACTGTAGGATTAAGTGGAACTGATAGAATGTTCCTTTGTGAAAATTCTAATATTTATATTGGTGTTGACTTGTTAGATGAACAATCAACGGATATGAGAGCCTGGTATGATGACAATACCAGATTATTCAAATATTCTTTCGCATTTACAAGAGGCGTAAACTGCGCATTTCCTGACAGAATAGTAGAGTTTACACTTGTACCTTAATATATTAATTAACTTTAAGGGCGTTTAAAAGCGCCCTTTATTAAAACTAAAATGATATGAGTTGCCCACTAGCTTCAGGATTTACACGCGATTGCTCGGATAGCATCGGAGGAATTTCTGAAATACTTATTTCCGAAAGGGATGATATTACATTTGTAGAAGCAAATCAAGTAATAACAAGCATTACTCAAGCGTCATTAAATTTTTATAGATACGAACTTAAAAAAGAAGCAGGGAGTTTAACTTCTACAGCAACGATAGACCCAGTAGGGGGT